CGTATGAGCGGTATTAAACATGCAAAACCTGATTACTTCAAGTAATGCGATAACGATGTCATCCCGTGAGATAGCGGAATTGACTGGAAAGCAACATCAACACGTCAAGCGAGACATCGAAAAGATGCTTTCGGACCTTGGCGAAGATGCGTCCATTTTTGGACACATCTATCTCGACTCTCAAAACCGTCAGAAAGCTGAATATCGACTAGATCGTGAGCATGTTGAGTGCCTGCTTACCGGTTACAACGCGATGCTGCGTATGCGTGTTATCCGGCGCCTTAAAGAACTGGAGTCTATTCAGCCAGTAAAAGTAGCTCTTCCTGACTTTTCAAACCCTGCCGCTGCGGCGCGTGCCTGGGCGGAGCAATACGAGCTTCAGCAGGCAGCCAACCAGCAGCTAGCTATCGCAGCCCCTAAAGCGGCCTTCGTTGATCGCTATGTAGAAGGTACTGGCCTCAAGGGTTTCCGTCAGGTCTGCAAGCTTCTGAATGCCAAGCAAGGCGACTTCCGCATGTTCCTCGTTACCTCCCGCGTCATGTATCGCTTGGGTGGTGAGTGGGTTCCTTATGCCGAGCACATCGAGGCTGGGCGTTTCTCTGTAAAGACCGGCCAAGCAGATAACGGCCATAACTTCAACGAAGCCAAGTTCACACCTAAGGGGGTCGAATGGATCGCCGGCAAGTGGGCTGCTCACCTGAATGGGGAGACGACGTAATGGCCCGTGCTCGAAATATTAAGCCAGGGATTATGGAAAATGAGGAGCTGGCTGAGCTTAGTCACAGTCATCGCCTCCTCTTTATATATCTCTGGATGTTAGCTGATAGAGAAGGCCGCCTAGAGGATCGTCCCAAGCGTATCAAGGCTCAGGCATTTCCTTATGACGAATCCCTTGACGTCAACTCCATGTTGGATGACTTGGCTGATCATGGGTTTATTCGTCGCTATTACATCCTTGGTCTGGATGCTATTCAGGTCGTTAACTTCCTGAAGCATCAGGCTCCGCATATGCGTGAAAAGGATAGTGTCATTCCTCCTCCTGAAGATGACACAGACAAGGCAGTGCCTGAGCACGACCTAGGTAGTGCCATGGCATCGCCAAGATCTTCTGATTCTCTGATTCTCCGATCTTCTGATTCTCTGAATGAGGATTCTCTGATTGCTGATTCAGCTTTGCAGCAGAAGGACGATTTAGCCCCTAAGGATGCCTTCGTTAAGTTTTGGAGCCGGTACCCAAAGAAGAAGGCCAAGCCAGCAGCAGAGAAGGCATGGAAGAAGATCAACCCTGATCACTCGCTCTTCAACCAGATCATGGAATCCCTTGGCAAGCATTGCGTAAGCAAGGAATGGCTGAAAGACGACGGCCAGTTCATCCCTCATCCGGCCACATGGCTGAACCAGGGCCGCTGGGAAGATGAAGTCACCCTGGCTAGCAACGTTCACAAGTTTCCAGCACCTAGCCGCCATACCGGCTTCGATAACCGTGACTACTCCCAAGGTCTGACCGAGCGCGAGGATGGCAGCTATGGATTCTGAGAAGGCAATGAGCATTCGCACTGGGGCTAGCAGCGAAACTCGTATCGATGTCTGCCCAAAGCATGGCGAGTTCGAGAACAAGATCAATCGGATCATGGGTCACGAGTTCAAACTGGGCTGCCAAGAGTGCGCGAAAGAGACGAAGGCGGCAGAGGAAAAGGACCGACTTGAGCGCGAATCATTGGAAGAGCGCATGCGGATCAGTCGCAACCTAGGCATGGCTGCAATTCCAAAGCGATTCGTTGGCAAGAGCTTCGACGGCTACAAGGCCGAAACGCCTAAGCAGCAGAAGAACCTCAAGGTGTGCAGTGACTACGCTGACAACTTTCCTGATCACTACAAGGCTGGGCGCTGCCTGCTGATGTTCGGAAAGCCTGGGACTGGCAAGACACACCTTGCGGCCTCCATCGCTAACCAGATCATCAACACCACCACCGCTTCGGCTGTGTACCGGACGATTGGCGGGATTCTGGTTTCCATCAAGGCCACCTACGACAAGTACAGCGAGAAGTCAGAGGGCGAAGTCATGGCCGGACTGACTGATCCGCACCTGTTGATCATTGATGAGATCGGGGCCACCAAGCCAAGTGAGTTCGAGCTAGCCACTCTGTTCACCATCATCAACAGCCGTTACGAGCAGCAGAAGCCAACCATCATCGTTACCAACCTGATGCCTGAAGAGCTTCCGGCGGCTATGGGTGAGCGTTGTGTAGACCGTCTGCGCGAAGGTGGCGGTATAGCTCTGATCTTCGACTGGGAAAGCGCCCGGAAGGATGTCGCAGCATGAACTGGACAACCAAGACTAAGTACAGCATCAGCAGCGGCGCCTACACCATCGCCAAGTACATGGTTATCGATGAGGCCCAGTATCAGGCATGGCTGGGCATGGAGGCCATTGGTTACCCATGCAAGACCGTGAAAGAGGCTAAGGAGCGCTGCGAGCGTCACCTTCAGATCATGGGTCCAGCGGAGAAGGCAGCATGAGCGACTTAATCGAAGAACCGGTAGGAAGCAGTGCTGATATCTGTCGGCGCAATGGCTGGAAAGCTGGAACGAGGTTATCTGGTGATGAAGGCTATGGCCCGACCGTGATCGAGATAACGGCAATAGGTGAAGAGTACGTGCTTGCTAAGAGCGTTTCTCACAACGGCCAGGCTACTGATTATCCAGACGAAAGCCTATGGGAGCTTTGCTATCGGGATTGGGTGGAGGTGCCAGCATGATCCACACCCTAACCACAGAGACGCTAGTAGAGCTTTCTGAGCGCGCCTGGATTGAAGGCTACGATCGAGCTACAGCAGTAGCACAGGAAGGCGATCCCGCTGATGTGAAGGGGAGTCAGGCCTACCACGACGCACGGTGCAGGGACGTAGAGCGGCTTATGAGCTGGCTGGAGGGGAAGCGATGAGCGTCTATGTCGACGATATGAACGCTACATATGGCCGGATGAAGATGTGCCATATGTTCGCAGATAGCACTGCGGAGCTACTAGCTATGGCCGACAAGATCGGTGTGCAGCGCAAGTGGCTCCAGCATGCAGGCACTGTCCGTGAGCACTTCGATATCTGCTTGAGCAAGAAAGCCAAGGCGGTGCAGGCCGGTGCTGTAGAAATCGAGTATCCAAGTGGCGTTAAGGAGCTCATAGACCGACGTAGGAAAGCTTTACGCGAGGTGAGCAATGGCTGAGCGCGTATTCCGCATAAACGAGGAGGCCGGCCTGCGTGCCGCCTTCCTCGCAGCCTGGAACCTAGCCGGTGGAATGATCGGCAAAGCCAAGCATGGGCTTGAGATCGTCATTCGCCCAATGAAGGACAAGCGCAGCGTCCATCAGAACAGAAGATATTGGCTCTTGCTGCGCGAGCTGTCCGGTATGGCCTGGATCGATGGCAAGCAGTTCAGCGACCAGACGTGGCATGAGTTCTTCAAGCGCACCTTCATTGGCTGCGAAGAACTGGCTATGCCCGATGGCACGACGGAGCTGCGCGGCATCAGCACTACCAAGCTAAGCGTCGATGAGTTCGGCGAATACATGATCCAGATTGAGCAGTACGCGGCAGAGCAGGGATGGCCCTTGCTGGCAGGCGAATGGAGGCAAGCAGCATGAAGGGACTCTTGATCAACAATGGCAACCCAAGCGCCGTAACAGTCGAGCATGACGGCATGACGGTGACGTTCTCCACCTTCGGCGCGGCTTGCGAGTACGCCGATACGGTGCGAGAGAAGCGTTTTCCTAAGTGGCCGGACGATCAACAGGACATGTTCGACGAGGCCCGCATGGACGTCATAGGACAGAACGGCAATGACGGTCTCCACTATGACGGCGTTGGATCTGGCTGGCTGCGCGAGTACAACCTGCTGGAGGCTGGGCAATGATCACTGCCAAGCCATCCGGCATCCCTCAGTCACCCAGGAAGCTGCGGAAAAAGAAGTGCCGCAATCCAGCATGTCGGGCTGAGTTCGTTCCTTCCCGTCCGCTACAAGTCGCCTGTAGCGTTTCCTGCGCTATTTCTATGGCTGAGGCTAAGAAGCTCAAGGCAAGCCAAGAAAACGCCAGGAAAGAGCGCGTAGAGGCTAGGGAGGCCAAGAAGAAGCTCAAGTCCCGCTCCGATTACATGAAAGAGGCTCAGCAGGCCTTTAACGAGTGGATTCGCGAGCGTGATTCAAGCCTTCCGTGCATCAGTTGTGGTCGGTACCACGACGGCCAATGGCATGCCGGCCACTACCGGACGGTAGGAGGCAATCCAGAGCTACGGTTCGAGCCTCTGAACGTGCATCGCCAGTGCGCACCCTGCAACAACCACAAGTCAGGCGACATCGTGAACTACCGCATCAACCTGGTACGCCGCATTGGTGCCGACAAAGTTGATTGGCTGGAAGGGCCACACGAGGCCAAGCGCTACACCATCGACGATCTTCAGGCCATCAAGGCCCATTACCGAGCATTGACACGAGAATTGAAGAGGGCAGCAGTATGACCGCAATCTATCGCGACGTAATGAGCACGCTGGTACGGGTACTGGCTGCCGACAACATCGACAATACGACAAAGCAGCATTGGCAGAATCTGATTGACTCCATGCCAGCAGATAGCACGTTTCGTTCCTGTATCTCAGCCCGAGAGAAGTTTGACTATGACTGCGCGCTGTATGCCTTGCTACACAGGGAGTTGAAGCCGCTGCACTGGAATCTCTTGGTTGGGAAGTATTCGACCCACAAGGGCAATAAGGTCGCAGCAATCGGCAAGGTTGCGCCTCACGTGGAATCGTTTGCCTCCGAGCTATTCAAGTTCAAGGCCACAACAGCATGGTTCATTCCTAAGATGAAGGGCCTGCAAGCTCAAGCAAGTACAGGGCTGGAGGTTGTAAGCCGTGCTGAGCGTCAATATGCAGAGCACAAGGCGCTGATGGCTAGCTTCAAAAAGAAGGGCATCAAGGGGATGTCGAAAGATGTGGACCGTGAAAAATACATCAAGCGCTCCACTGACATGATCGTTCTCAAGCCAGAGTTCTACGACATGAATACTTGGGATAGCGAGGCTCGCCCTGAGTCAACCCGCCGTCGCTGGAGAAATCAGGTTTACCGTAGTCTGGACGCAATCGAAGAGGCTGCACTGATCCATGTAACCGAAATCTTCGATCAACAAGAAATATTTGGTCAAGTAGCTTGAGGGCAAAGGAATGCTTACCCAGAAGCGTCTTAAAGAAGTTCTTTACTATAACAAAGTGGTAGGGGTCTTCGAGTGGCGAAAGCGAGGCACTCGAATGAATCCTGGTCAGATGGCAGGAGTTTCGATTAAGGATCGTGGATACATAATGATCGGCATTGATGGTAAGCAATATCCTGCGCACCACTTGGTATGGCTTTACATGACAGGTTCATGGCCCGAAAACCAGATTGATCACAAGGACGGAGATAAGACCAACAATCTTTTCGAAAACCTCAGAGAGGTTAAGCCGCATCAGAATTCCTGGAACTCAGCCAGAACCAAGCGAAATACATCAGGAGTCAAGGGCATAACCTACGATAAGGCTGCTAAGTCATGGCGAGCTGTTATCACCGTCAATGGTAAGAAGGCTTTCAATAAGAATTTTCGCACTAAGGAAGAGGCCGAAATAGCCATCAAAGTGGAGCGCGAAAAATTACACGGCGAGTATGCGAATCACGGAGTTCATAAATATATTCAAGAAAGCCTTGACAGCCCGTAAGCGTTTGAGCGAATATTTTCCCATGATGTCATCGCTGCGTTCGCGAATATGACTACTTACTAAACCCGGCCAAGTGTCGGGTTTTTTATTGCCTGAAATAAGGCCCTATTTAGTCCCGATGCATGCGTGTTCCTTTGTGGATGACAGCACCATGCGGACTGATCGACAGGTCTGGATTGGTAGATACCAGTCGCCTGTCACCCTTTTAAGCCAAGCGCCTTGGCATTCCCGCTACGTGCGTGCAGCGGGCTTTTATTACACGCAGGAGACCGCCAGTGGACAAATTGCTGGACTGGTGCCTTGTGGGATTGCTCGGGATGCTTGGAGGTCTTGCCAGCCTTTTCTATCCAGGAGCGACCGCCATGCGGTTCACCTGGAAAATGTTCGTCTCGAAATTGGTTGTAGCCTTCTTCGTTGGCAAGGTGGCCGGCGAGTTCATCCCATTAGATAACCAATACCGTGCCGGCATCATCATGCTGTTAGGATTTTTCGCATATCCGGTACTAGGAGTGGTGGAGGTTAAGGTCAAGGATTGGATCGAGAGGTTTAATCCGGGAGCAAGCTGATGCTTACCATCTCCATACTCGCATTTCTCATGTATTCCATGGTGATCGCTCGTTCTGTCTGGTTCTGCATGAACGGCGGACGGTTTAGAGAGGATGACCGAACGGAGGTCGCCTTCCTCATGGCCTCAGCGGTGATTCTGCTGCTGGGTCATATCGCACTCTGGTTGATGGAGCCATGGAAGATGATTCACAACAGTCTGGCGAGCTCAATTATCGTCGGACATTCCATATTTATGGGCGCATATATTTTCCACCGGATCGGATCGCTGATTGATGGACGTGACCGGAGGCAGATAAGAGAGCGCCGGGAACGAAGAGCGCATTCATGAACAAAGCCAAGGATGTAGTCGCGTGGAGCCTTCTAGGGCTTATCGTGTTCCTTAGTGGCCAGTTTCTGAGCCAGACAATGATCCCTAAGTTCGCGCCGAACACGGTGCTGATGGTTAAGCGATGAAAATCGACATCAAGAGGATCAATACCACGAACTACTTTGCTTCCCTTGAGGGTGCCACATTTGAGTGGGCCTTGATGAGCG